TCTTTCTCGCAAAGTTTTAAAAAAATACTCTGCTAGTCTTATTCCGTCCAATTAGCTCTCTCCTAATTTTCAACTATTATTAAATTCTACCTACCTCTTCTTCTTGGCATCATTGGCATTCTTGATTCTAAAGGCATTAACATTGGTTTGTTTGCCAAAGATAAATTTCTACTAGGCATAAAATCACGCGATATAGACATTTGTCTATCCATTGAGTCTAATTCTTGTTGATCTAATCTCGGTAAATCTATTGGTGACATTGGCATAGGCGTTGCTATCGGAGCAGGCATAGGCATCCTTGGTTGCATAGGCATAGGCATTGGATTAGGCATCATAGGCATTTCTTCAGGTAAAAAATCTGGAGTTGGAGGCATAATTCCTGGGCCAAAGCCAAAGTCTTGTGGAGGTAGTGGCACTTGAGGTATGGGTTGTTGGTTGCCAATCGCATCTACTCTAGGCCTTAACAAAGGATCATCGGCTGGTGATTGTAAGGGTGGAGGTGGTGTTATGGGTAAAGACACAGGCTCTTGTGTTCGTCTGTCTCTAGCTATTTGTCTAATTTCTCTGTCAATAGGACCAAGATTACTAAGACCTGCGTCGTAACTATCGAGAATACTTTGTCCCATATTAGTAATGTCTATTGGGATTTCATTTGGTGGTAGTTTAGGTGGAAAGCCACCGCCAGCACCACCGATTGATGGACGTGGAGTTGGTCTATATTCATTTTCATCAATAGGAATTTGATCTGCTATACGCATACCTTGTTGATTAGTGCCTTGATATTTATTTATAAAATCTTGATTAAATGCATTACCAGCTACACCAGATACTTGCTCGTTAAAAGTTGGGCTACCTCCTAAAAAGGATACACCTTCATCTAATCTAGGATCTGGTACCCCACCTCTAGGTCCACCGATTGACATGAAATCATCACGTCCACGTCTAGTTGGTGCATTTATAATTTCTTTTAAGCTAGGCTGAGTAGGTATTGAACGCTGTGGTTCTTGTGGTATCGTGCCTCCTGCATCAGCTATTCTTTGATTTATTGCATCCATATCAATATTAGAAAAATCAAAATTAAATAAGTTTGGATTTTCCAAACCACTAATCATAGGACGATCTATCATCATGTTATCCATAGGTATATCCATAGGGGTTTCATCAACACTAGGATCCTCTACCATAATAGGAGGTTCTTCTCTACCAGTAAAAGGAGGCATTGGTGGCATTTTATTATGTGATACTACACCATCAACCATGTAGGTATGAGTATTAGAAGTAGTAAAGTTATACACTTTTATAAAATCTTTTTTACTTTCAAGTTTTGTAACTTCTTCTACACCATCTTTAGTTATTAATTTATCACCTAGCTGTAATTCTTTAACCTCTATTCCATAATCGTTATAAACTGTATTAGATAGTTTAGAGTTATTAGATTTCCACCCATCGTTAGTTAAGAAAGCATGAGCATCTGTAGCAGTTATTCTATCGTTTATAGTCCATAAACTTCTGTCAGCTTTCGGAATATCATGTACATAAGAAACTACATCTGTTTCACCATTTAGAGCTAATACTTCGTCTCCCATTGCAATATTTTCAATAACTTTTTTAGTTCCATCAGCCATATCAATTTTAGTTCCTGCTACAAAACACATAATCGGAGGAGGAGTAATATCTCGAGGAGGCATTGGAGGTGGCCCAGGAATACTTCTTAATGGTGGCTGTGCTCTGAACATATCTCCAATAGGATCACCCATAGTATCTGTTGGCATGAAAGCCTGTTGTGGTTGCATGGGTGGTGTGTAACCTTCAGGAGTAAAATAAGCTGGGCCGCCGCCTTGAACTAAGGTAGGTCTAGGAGCAGGTCTAGCCATAGCTGATCCCATGCCTCCACCTGAATCTCTGCCAGGTATACCTTTTCTTGTCGCCTTAGCTAATTTACTAAAAAGTCCCATTAGGAAATGCCTTTAAACTTAGTACCTCTAAGAGCAGCACCGCCTCCTCTTGACTTGCCACCGCCATAACCTTGTGGTTGTGGAGCAGAGCCATTAGGAATCTTTTTAGGATCAGAGTAATTAACTGTCCCTTGATCTTTAATCGTTACGCTTGATTTTACTTTCATATTACTTTCCTTTTTTGGTTGACTTCTTTTTTGCTTTGCTTAAAGCAATAGCAATAGCAGTCTTTTGTTTCTTACCGCTTTTTACCAACTCTCCTATGTTAGCAGATATAGTCTTTCTACTGCTACCTTTTTTTAGTGGCATTTTATTTCTTGTTCTTAGTTCCTGCTGGTCTGCCTCTTTTTTTAACTACGGTCTTAGCTTTAGGCTTAGACTTAGTTTTAGCTTTTGGCTTTTCTTTTTTAACTTTGACTGCGGTTTCTTTAAGGAGCTTCTCAGCATCTTTGTCTGCTTTCTTGGCGATTGCTTCGATGTCGATTTTTCTATCTGCATCTTCATTGATGATCGTCCCATTGCCATTGTTAATCTCCTCTTCTTTTTTAAGCTGTGCTTTATTAACAGCCTGCATTTTTTGTCTAACTGAACTCATAATTATCCTCTCATTATATCCATTGCTTTAAATTGTGCGGCTTGATCCATACGCTCTCTAGCTATGTCGTCCTTCATTGTAGCTATTTCTCTTTGAATTGCCAAACGCTGTTCTGCAAGGTTGGTATTCTCCATAGATTTCATAGCATCAAACTCTTGTCTTTGTGCAAATTCTTCACGTTTTCTTTGTACGTCATCAGCCTTAATGTCTAATTCCTTACCTCTTAGTTCTACCAAAGGATCAGGTTGTGGTTGTGGTGGCATAAACATAGCATTGATCTGTTCTGTCAACTGAGCAACTACTGCTGCTATATCTTTAGCAACCTTGTCTTGTATCTGTTGCATGTATTGAGCAGATGCTTCGGGCGGTAACTGTTGTATCTGTTGCATCATTTGCTGGAACTCTGGATTCTGTGCATTCTGCTCATCAACTATTTCAGATGCTCTAAAAGATACATGCTGATAAATATGTGACTGAATTAAAGATAGCACCATAGGATTAGCTTGAGCTGTCATAGTTCCATATAACGACATGTGAGAGTTAATATGTGCATCGTGATCTTGTCCTGCAAAAGCTTGAGCAGGCATACCTGCTATCAAAGCTGCATTCTCATTAGCAGGATCCATAGGCATAGGTTGTGGAGGTGGTGGTAATAGCTGTTCGATATTCTGAACACCCATAGCACCATACATTCTTCTGTATGCTTCATGTAATCCAGCAGGGCCATGTATTTCAGGATTGCTTTGTACTGTTCTCAGTATTTCTTGAGCCATCATAACTCTTTGACTCATAGAGAAAGTATTAGGATCTGATACAGGTAATACGTCTACTCTTTCATCAAAGTCTTGAGCTTTAATAGTTTGGTTGCCGTTAGCTGTAAAGTAAGGATAGTCTGGTGGTAAATACTCACTGAATACAGATGCTAGTATCTCAAACTCAATCCTTTGAGATGAATGTAATCTTTTGTGGATCGCACTCATTACACGAGTGCCACGTTCTAATAAAGCAATCGTTGTTCCAACAGGAGCATTCTGATTACCATCGCCAACTTGTGTATCAGCTATAGAAGCGAAACGCCTTCCACTGTCGACCAAGATACCCAGGAGAGAGAGTAGGGTTTGGCTTGGTTCCTTAAAAGGTAACGGTACAAAGGCATCTCGCAAACTTCCGCCAGGGGCATCCATGTCTCTGAACTCGCCAGGTTGTAGTGGCTGATCATCATTACGAATACGAATGCCTCGGGCTTTAAATCCAGCAGGTAAGTTCGATAGAGTACCTGAATCAATTAGCTGTCTTAGAATCGAAGTCGATGCTTTAGACAAGCCACCTATCATGTGAGTCAAACCAAAGCCGTAGAATCCTAGCCCTGGTAAGAATTTATAGTGAACAAAGTAGTTAATACGTCTCTTTAATTGATCTGTTTCTTTGTAGTTTCTACGTATAGATAACACCTTATCATTGGCTATAGTAATGATATAAGGTAGTTTTATGCCTGTTGGCTCTCCTTCAGAGTCAAGTTCTTCGTAGCCTTCTAAATCTAATTCAGTATGAACTTCATGAACTCTGCACGTATCATTGTCATCGTAACTAGGGCTAACGCCTTGAAGCTCATCTATTTCTTCTTGAACCTCATCAATATCGTCAGCTATCATACTACCTGTAGATATATCTACGTCACGATAAAAGCCCATTTGCTGTAATTTCTTAATATCATTCATTGACATATCAATGACATGCGTAATTCTTGTAGCACTATGTAAGTCAGTGGCAGCGTAAGGTACGATTAAGTCCTCACTAGGTATAAACTTTGATACAGCTCTGCCTAGATTCTGATCGTAGTAAACTTTTCTAAACGCAGATCCCGACAAAGGTAGATAAAATAACATCTGATCTGTTTCAGAGTCATACTCTTTCATAACCTGCATAAGCTGGTAGTTCATAAACTCTTGAACTCTCGAAGCTTGTTGCTCTGTTTCAGCATTAGCCATACCGATAACCTGAGTTTTCACAGGCCCTTGAGATGGTAGTAATTCGTTATAAGCCTGTGCTTGGAACTGAGTAACAGATTCTGCTAAAAGCGGGTGCATAACTCCAGAGGCACCCTCGAATGGTTGGGATCTTTCCTCGTACTTCATACCTAAGTATTCAAGTCCTTCTTTGTAAGTCTTCTCCCAGTCAGATCTGGATTCTTTATCAGAATCAATGTTGCCCATCAGATCATTAACAACACTGGTGAGTTCAGAAGAATCTAATTCTTCAGCTAAATTAGCATAAAAGTCTGTATCTTCTATGGGTGGTGTGGGAGCACCAAACATAATAGAGCCATCTTCCATTTCTTCAAAGCCTTCAAAGTCAGGATTCTCCTCTTCGATGTCAACTTCAATTTCCATTTCCTTTGAACGATCACGAACCTCTAGTTCTATTTGATCCTCAAAGGTAATAGCCTTATCTATGTCTGCCATACTATTTGCCTTTTGTTAGCTTCATATACTCTTTTTTCATTTCAAGTATTTCTTTAGATTCTTTGTTAATAGTTTTACTAGTTAAATATGGAGAATCTTGTTGAAGTCTGTTTTCTGCGTTATAAATTTTAGTTTTTAGTTTATCAACTTTAGGGGCTTTAGCTTTTTTTGTAACTTTTTTTACAAGCTTGCTAATATGTTTAAGCCCCTGTCGTTTAATTACCATTATCTTAAAGCTTTGCCAAAACCTCTTTTAGCTGCACCAACTCCTCTTCTTGAAGATTTTTTAGGCTTGCTACTGTTTAGCATACCGCCTCCAGACATAAAAGTTATGTTTGGAGTTGTTTGAGTTTGTTTTTTAGTAGCTTTTTTCTTAGGCTTTCTAACGAAATCAATAAGTCCTTTATCGCCACCGAACTTTTTATCTTTACCTAAAAGAACTCTTTTAACTGCATTAATTACAGGTCTTTTTCTTTTTTTGTTTGTGTCTGTAGATTTATTGGCTGTTACTTTCTTTGCACCACCAGCTTTGTTATAAGCAGCTAAAGTTGAATAACCTTTTCTTTTAAGATCATCCTTAGTTACAGCAGTGTATTTTTTACCATTGTGAGTAAATAAAGTTGCTTCACCCTTAGCTCTAGCTTTTCTAAAAGCATCATCAAATGATTCTCCTTTGTTTTTTCTTGTTCCTTTGCTACCTGCTATGCCAGCTGTTACTCCTGCTATACCAGCTGTTATTGGAGCCACTCCTGGAACTTTACGTTTAGGTACTGGTACTGCTTTGTTTGCAGGACTTGTTTTCTTAGGTGGGGTTTTAGTTTTAGCGGTTTGATTTCTTACCTGTGCTTTTGGACTAGGTTTAGGTTTAGTTACAGATTTACTAGCAGGGTTCTGCATAGTGCCAACTCTTGTTCCTGGAGCTGGCTGTCCTTGTGCTATACGCTGTTTTGGTGCCTTTGGTTTTGGCTTTGGTTTTGGCTTTGGTTTAATAGTCTTTGCTATTTTTTTTGCTATTACTTTTTTTACCATGTTATTACTCCTAATAATATATTCGTTGTCTAGGGACTGGCTCATCGTCTTCCTCGTCTGAGTCCAATCTTATAAAATTACCTTGACGAAATCTTAGTATAGCCTGTGTTGTTGAATCTACAAAATCATCATGCTCTCCAAATGGGAAAGCCGCACATTCTTCTATCACTTCTTCTGCGAAGATCGTATCTGGAGCCCAAACCATACCTGCTTCAAACACTGGCGAAGCTGAATGTACACGAGTAACTTTGTCTCTTCCTTTAGTCGGGCGATAGTTCACAACTGGGATCCCCATCATCCTCAACTCATGCGTCAAAGGTGTACCACTTGCTTGAGATTCTACCAACACTATGTCAGGTTGCCAAGACATAAATTCATCGTAGGCTGTTGACTTTAATTCTGGAAAGTCCCAGCGTCCTTTTCTAGCATCGAGCAAGATAATAGATTCAGGAGCACCATCGCTAGGACGAAACACGCCCCATGTGGTAATCGCAGAATAGTCAGCTGTCTCCTTAGAACTAAACGCGGTATCGTAGGACTGTAATATGTAAGTGGTATTGGGCGGTTCATCGTGTTCCCATTTCTGCCACCAGTCTCGCTTAAGCAAAGCACCCTCTTCACTGGTAGGATTCTGCATATACTGAGCATTCCACTTAGATATAGGGATCGAAGCCTTAACAGACTCCAGCTCCTCAATCTTCCAAAACTCGGGCCATAAAGGTGTATTATCTTCTAATATCGCAGGTAATTCTAATATATCCCACTGATCTGCGTGGTCTTCTGACATTCTTTTGATGAGCTTCTCAGTAAGATCAAGCGTACTCCAACGCGTCATAACAATAACTATGATTCCGCCAGGCTGTAAACGCTGTCGCGGCCCCGAGGTGTACCACTCGTATGCAGACTCTAGTGCGGAGGGTGAGAGGGCATCCTGTTCCGAATGAGGATCGTCAATG